GGTCGTTGTGGCGGATTCCGTTGTGGTGGATTCCGTTGTATTGGTTGCTTCGGTTGTTTTGGTTGCGGGGGTTGCGGAGGTTGTGGCGGCTGTGGTGGTTGCTCTAACTGTTTTGATGGTTTTAGTGGTACTACTGATACTACTGGTACTATTATAACGTATGAATATTGATTGCATTTATCCTGCTATTTGCAGGGCAGTAAGACCCTAAAAAAATTCAGCGGGAGCAAAGAGAAGTTAGGTGGCGGACTACCCATAAAAGCCCAATTGGTGAGGGCTAATTAAAGTTTCACCTTATCAATTAAAAAACATTAGTTTTATATATGTACGTGCCGACAAAGAATATAGCCATTATTAATGGATATATTCAATCATTCAAGTGAAAGAGTAACAATAAGATATATAGATGTAATCAAGAGGTGATAGATAAAGCAGTGACTAGATTTAAAATCTAATCATTGCTTTTTTCTTATGGTTTTATCATCAAATATCTGTCTAGTTTGGGCATTGCTTTCTTCCATCTAATGATTTTATTACAATCGTGTAAGGTTAATGTAATGTTAATCGATAGTAAATGAAGATGCTTAAGTGTAATTTAAATAAGATTAAAAAGTACTGTTTATCTATAAAATAATCGGGTAAATAATATGTAATTAGGAAGTGTATGAATATGATTGAACTAAAATCTATTATCCATTCGTATAAACGAAAGAGAAAAATAGCTAAAGATTTATACGGAAAAAGAGATGAATTGACACTGTTATTAAATGAATTTAATAAAATGAAATGTACAGTAACATCTGAAAAGAAGAAAAGCAATATATTATCTCGTTTGCAACTAATTTATCAAAATATGAAATTAGATAAGCAGTATCCTCTATCAGTTGCTTTTGATAGTAAATTATTGGAGCGATTAGAAAAAGAACCTCTACATACTATTGAGGATGGTGTAACATGTTTACATCTAATGTTAGATGTGAATTATGAGAAAATAAAACAATATGGTTCGAGTACAAGTAGGTCATTTGTTCCATTATCGCAGTCTTCTGTTTGTCTTGCTGATTGTATTTGTTTAACAGGAGTTGTAGTAGGCTTACTAGGAGCAATTTCATTTGGAGGATTACTGTTATCTATATGTTCAATTACATAACGGTTTATATTTGTAAAAAGGGCACCGAATTAAGGTGTTCTTTTTTGGTTTTTTTGTAAAGTTACTGTAAATGATAAGTACAATATATTATATACATTGTATAATTCAAATGTATTAAAATACAAATATAAAGAGGTGTTGTATATGATAATTACTTTTAATTTTTAAAAGAGTCGGTTTGATAATGATTTATGTAGATAAACAGTTTTTACGTTTCTTTTAAATAATTTGTTTAAATGGATTAGATTAAGTAACTATTTCTAGCTTTTTGATAATCAAGACAACTTAAGAAAGGAAGGAATCATTTTATGAAAAAATTAAGGCTGCTAACATTTGAAAATATAGTAGAACCTCTATTAAATGAAAAGGTATCATTTATATACTTTCCTATTGAATGGCTGGACATCGTAGAGATACATTATAAGACGTTTTTATTAACGAGTAAGTTGAAACGTTTGAATGAAAGATTGTATGATATGTTTTCGGATATATTGTTTATTCAGCATAATCCGTACGTATTAAATGAAAATACACCATGGATTGTATCGAAAGAACCTATTAGACAAGAACAGCTCGATTATATTTTTCAAAGTTGGTATGAGATTATTCATGATTGGAAACCAAATCAATTAGTTGAGCCACCAAAATATGAATGGCAATCCGATTTGATTTCTAATTTGCCAGTACTACATGATAATGAAACGTATTCTAAGTGGGGGCCCGCTTTAATCTCACATATTTTTTGCGAGCGTCCTATATATTTAGAAAATACAAATGAAGAAGAGATCTATTTTTCTCCTCTTAGATCACAAAATATTTGTGAGGCGATGTCAGGACCGATAAAAGATGAAAAAACACAAGATTTTTTCTCCTATGTATATCGATTCGAATGCATAAGCCGTGGTGGTGAGAACGCTCCATTATTAAATATTTCAATAGGAATTCGGAGATTCTATCAGGAATATAAGATGTTGGGTCAAACAAACCTTGATATAACAACGTTTGTTTGACTTATGTTTATAAAATGCAAACATTTTGCAAACATAAGTTATCCAAAGATACTTTTACCGAAGTTTTTAACAGCTTCTTCTTGCATATTCGGTAAAACATGAGAATAGACACTTAATGTCATTGAAATATCTGTATGACCTAATCGCTCACTGATGATTTTAGGATTAACTCCTTGTTTCAATAGTAGAGTTGCGTGTGTATGTCTTAAATCATGAAATTTAATTTCTTTTATACCTACTTTGTGTGTCATCCTAATGAAACTTTTTCTGAAATGTGCTCTTTTTATGATTCTTCCAAACTCATTACAATTTATTAAATCTTGATCTAGATAAGCAGAACCAAACCTTAATTTCTCTTTATTGATTAAAATTTTATGTTTTTTTAAGGCTACTATTGTTTCATTAGGTACAGGAATTGTGCGTTTGGATGAATTTGTTTTTGCAGTTTTTTTGATTTTATTGTCATGACCAGATGTTTGATTTATTGTAACAGTATGTTTTTCAAAATCAATGTCCTGCCATCGTAAACCTAAAACTTCTCCCAGACGCATACCTGTAGTTATTGCAAGTAGATACCCAATGTGATATCGTGATTCTTGTGAATGAGCTAAAAACTTTTTTACTTCTTCCTCTGTCCAAGTCTGGATAGGGGTTTTTTCTTTTTTAGGTATCTCAGCAAAATCTGCTGGATTTCGAGACATAATATTTTGTTTTACGGCTAGGTTTAAAGCGCTCTTTAAAATTCTATGCATAAGCAGAATAGAATTGCTTGAAATCCCTTTATCTATCGCATTCTTATAGCATTTTTGAATGTGCATAACATTTAATTTATGAAGCGCGACCATTCCTATACTAGGTATAACATGTTGATTGATAAATGCCCTATAGCCAGCAAAGGTACTCTTTTCTATGCTCATACTTTTAATTTCTAGCCAATGATTTAGATAACCTTTTAATGTAACTTTAGATGGCTCTATAAAAGTTCCTTCATTCAACTCTGTAATCTTTTTTGCTACATCGGCCTGTGCTTCTTTTTTTGTCTTATATCCAGAAAACCACTTCTGTCTTCTTTTTCCTGTCTCTGGATCAGGACCAATATCAATAACGATGCAATATTTATTTCCTCTTTTTCGAATATGTCCTTTCACTTAAACCACTCCTTCATTTGTTTTGAATCATGTTGTATAAGTCTAGTTGTAATTTTGCTGCTATGAAAATTACATGTTTGGACATATCAGCGATGGATATATTTTACCATATAAAAATAAATTCAGTTATAGTGTAGGGGATTCATTTGTTGTTAAACAATAGTAAAATGTCTACTCCAATTATTAAATGCAATATTGCATATTTTTTTAGGAAGTCTAAAAAACAAGGAGTATATTAATATTTTTAACTTTCTCAAGTATTTTCAGAATATGAGAGAATAGATGTTTGGGTTATTTATGATAGAATATTCTTAATAATATAATTTGATGGAACGAAAAAGACCCATAGCGTGTGTAATTGTGCTGGGAACACTTTTACACCGTTTGCCCTAATTGTAGTAGGGAAAACATTTGCCATGAGCCTTTTAGTTACGACTATGCGTAACATATACGGCTAGTATAACACAACTTTTAGATGTAATTCATCATTAAGGTGCGTTTTCATGATAGGGAAGTGTGTCTTGTTCCAATAAGGGGGACAAAACATGTGGAAAGCTCTAAATCAAATTGAAAAAGAGTTATGTGCAGCTGGAATAAGGAAAAATAAACTAGCAAATTATTGGGGAGTTAAGCCAAGTACTGTTACAAAAGTTTTTAAAGGTAACACAGACATGAGTTTTGGCTTTCTTTCTAAGACAGTCATCCTATTAAACAAAGGCATACAGGTTCAAGAAAATTTGTTAACAGATTATATATATATAACGAAACCAAAATCAGAAAACTTACGTGAGGCAATGGAGGATTTAGCTTTAAGGGGAAAGTTTAATCTATTAATTAATATTATAAAAAGTGAATCACAATCAAAGGTAGCAGAAAATAGAGAATTTGCTAATGTGTATCGAATTATATATAGACGATATATAGGTGAGATTGATGCTATACAGTACCATAAGGCATTAAGCCTCGAAAGTAAATCGATAAGAACCTCAGAGATGGAAGTGTTAATTGAAATTTTATTATGTCAAGCGCAATATCAATCGGGTAATTTTACTTCTTTAAATGAGCGATTAAAATCTCTTGAAATAAAAATAAATAAAATAAGTAATAGGTACATTCGAGAATGTTATAAATTACGATATAAAGAAGCCATTGCGGTTACTTCGTTGCAGGGTGGTGAAGTCATTGAAGCAAGGCATGTTAGCATGGAACTATTAGATGATCTTGAATGGGATAACTTTTTTTCTTTTCCAAAAGTAAATGCATATTTAAAGCTAGGAGAATCGTATATTTTTTCAGCGAATGAATATGAGAAGGCAAAATATTATTTGGAAAAGACTCTTGAGGTGCTAGGGGATAGTAAGGTTAAAGGAATTGAGAGAAAAAGAAAAATGGTACAACATACATTATCATTTCTAAAGATTCATCATGATAAAGAAATTAGTAGCATAGATGTTGTTCATCCAGGTGAACTAGCATATTTAAGGATTAAACAAGGTAAGAGGATTGAAGCGAGAAAACTATTGATTCAATTAAAAGAGAAGAATGGAAGATTAACAGACATACAGACTGCATATTTAGGTTTAACATATGAAGGTACTAAAAAAGAAGAGTTAATGAAACGTTCTCTTTTGATGTGTCAAAAATCAGGGAATATATTTTATTCGAATTTACCAAAAATACACTTGGGTTTAATTTGAATAGTTGGTATAATTGTCTTCGGAAAGAGGTGAAATAATGAAAAAAATAATTACAATCATTCCTGCGCTATTAATAGCTGCTACATTATTCATTAACACTGATTCTATAAAAGAAAAACCTAGTACAAATGATTTAAAACCTACAATTCAACACATGATGGTTGACCCTGGTGGCGGCTGGTAAAATACATAATAAAGGTTTATATATATTACAAATGACATCGTCTTAATTGACGATGTCATTTGTAGTTTTAGGAGAAATTTCTTTTTTTGCTGAAAGAAGAAAAAAGAAATTATTGTAAAAAAAATCCAAAAACACAAAGAGGGAGATTGAAGAAGATGAAGAGCAAAGAAGGGGAAGTTAATCTAATTAAACAAGCTTTATTACTTTTGCAAGAAGAGGATAATCCAAAAGAGAAATTATTTTCTATCTGTTTGAGTGAATCCAACAAAGAAAAAGTTATGTAAAAAAGACTATCTAACTTTTTTGGATAGTCTTTTTACACTACATATTTCCTTTAGATTTTTCGTAGTTCACAAACATCTCTAATTGCTCTAACGCTTTTTTTCGTTGTTCTTCAGGTAAGTCATTAATGATCTGAAGAATTTCGTGTGCTTCTTTTGTTAACTGTAAGTCTTCGCCCGCTGTTAAATCTGGTGAATCAGATAAACCTAACAAATAATCTGTTGTTACTTTTAAATAATTTGCTATCTTCTGAAGTGTACGTGTACCGGGTGCTTTTTTTCCCTCAACATAATTATAAACAGAAACATGACTAACACCAATTGCATCAGCTAACTGTTGTTGGGTGATGCTCTTCTTTTCAATTAATGATTTCAATCTCTCATGACTAAACATAATAAAAAACACCCCAAGTTTATTTTATATGAAATTATTTTTTCTTAATTACTATTATGGTGTCACACTGTCATTATATATTAACTATCAGTTAAGTGGAAAGGTAATTTTTTTGAAAAAAGTTTTGGGAAACACTTGAACTTAACTTTAGGTTAAGTTATTATGTAATTAACAACAAAAACGGAAGAGAGGAGTTGTTTATGAAAACTCTAAAGCAGCTACGTGTAGAACAGGGATATACATGTAGGGAAGTAGCTGAAGCCGTGGGTATTACTGAAGTTTATTATTGGTATATAGAAAACGGGAAGCGTCGACCTTATTATGATTTAATTGTGAAAATTGCTGAGTTTTTTAAAGTGAAGTTAGATGCAATTAAAATTTTTTGTCCGTAACTTAACCTTAAGTTAAGTTATGTTTGGTTAAGTAAATTAGAAAGGAGCAAAAAAAATGGGATTAGATCAAATCATTAAAGAGTCAATCCGCGAAGTTGTTCGCGAAGAAATTCAAGCAGCTTTAGCTTCATTCCAACAACAATCACAACCAAACAAGGTAATGAGGGTGAAAGAAGCAGCTGCTTACCTCAATATAGCAGTTTGTAGAATGTATGAATTAGCAAATCACCCACATTTTCCAGTGATTAGGGAAGGTCGTAAATTACTTTTCTTGCAAAAGGATTTAGAAGCTTGGCTTGAAGCACAAAAGGAAGTGATTTAGTGGAAGATACAACATCATTAGCTATATTAGCGATATTAATTGCATGTGGTTCATGGTTGTTTTACATAACTTACGAGCCGATAAAACAATGGGCTTGGAGTGATGTGAAGCAAAGTAAAAAGACCCATGGCAGTGGGTCCTTTTCAAAAAATAAGTTGTTATAAGTATACCACGGAAAGTATGGAAATAGCACATTGGTTTTATGAAAAGGAGTGAAAGCTATGAACAACAAGGTATTACAAATAGGGCAAATAAATTTTCGTGGCAATGTTATAGATCATGGATGGTTTAAAACACTTACATTAGATAATGGTAAACCTAATATTGTTGCAATTACTATCTTAGGAGAAATTGTTTATTGGTATAAACCTACTGAAGTAAGAAGTGAAGAATCTAGTCAAGTTCAATATAAACAAAAGTTTAAGGCAGACACGCTTCAAAAGAGTTATCAACAATTAGCCGATTCATTTGGGTTTACAAAAAGACAAGTAAAAGAAGCATGTGACTTTCTGAAAGAACGTGGACTTATAAAAATTGAATTTAGGACGATTCTTGTTAACGGAACTAGGTGTAATAACGTTATGTATGTTGAACCTGTACCTGAAATGATTCAGAAAATATCTATTATATATTGGGGAAATGGTAACCCTCCTACACTGAAAAGTAATAGCACTATTACTTTAGAAAGTAAGAGGGTCTTACATTCTAAAGCAATACCCTCCTACGATAAAACGGAAGAGTCTCTTACACTAGAACGTAAGACAAATACAGAGATTACTACAAATATTACTACAGAGATTACTACAAATATAAATGATGATGATGCTACTTCATCTCAGAAATTAATTGATCAAGAATTTAAAACTAGTTACAACTTTTTACTTGAAAAGGGAATTCCGTTAAGTGAAATTGCAATTCAAGAATTAGGTGAGTTTTGCGATAGATTCGGTAATGAATTAGTTATTCACGCTGTTAATAAAGCAATTGATGAAAATGTACCAAAGTGGAGATATATCCGCAGTATTTTAAGTAGTTGGGAAAAGGAAAAAGTAAAAACATTAAATGATGTTGCTGCTTTAGATACTCGATTTGAAATGAGTAAGAAAAACAATAAACGTACTGGTAAAGGTTATTCCAAACGAACGGAAGTTGTACCGGATTGGTTACGCAAACAAGAAGAACAAGAGCCAATACAGCAGCCGCAGCAAACTCAAAGCAATGATCTTGAAGATAATAAGAAACGTTTGGATGAGATTCTAAATAAATATAAAAATACTAAAGGAGAGTAAGATATGAAAAACACAGGCGTTGCAAGAAAAGTAGACGAGCTAGGTCATGTAGTAATTCCAGTAGAGTTACGCAAAACTTTAGGGATTGCCGAAGGAACGGCACTAGATTTTCATGTCGATGGTGAAAACATTGCTTTAAGAAAACATGAAAAGTCATGCTTTGTAACAGGTGAAGTTTCTGAAGCCAATATAGAGTTGCTAGGTGGCCGAATGTTTTTAAGCAAGGAAGGGGCAATTGAATTACTGGATCTTATTCAGAAGAGTGGGATGGCACATGCCTAAGCAACTAAACATTTTCGATGTAGAGCCAGCAATTTGTGAGTTTGATGTAATGAAGGCAAATGTGAAGAGAAGAACTGGACGCACTACATACGCTGACGTACGTGTCCAAGTTCCAACGAATGCAAAGTGTACGGATGAATTACCACGCACAACTAAACAAGATGATCGCTATGATATTTTTGAACAGTATGTAATGGCAATATGGAGATTTCAAAGAGCTGTAGATAAGGTTTTTAATTGGGATACAGCTGAAGAATTGTGTAAGGCAGCAAGGGATAAAAAAGAAATAATTCCGGTACGGGTTTATTTAGGAAGTGGTTTTAAACCTGATGTTGTCGAGTACATGCGGTAGTAAAAAGGAGAGGGACATATGAAAAAAATAGAAATTGATGTTAGTAGCAACAAAATTTTAATAGTGAAGGACGGAAATGTAACAGCAGTAAATCCACCAATGAGTGGATTCGGTGAGCAAGTTGCGGTTTGGGTAAACGGTAAAGTTGATCGTGTAGATACTAAGTTTACTGAAAAGATAAAATAATTTTTTGCTAGAAAGTAGGTTCGCTTATGAGTGTAGCGAGAAACCATGGAGCGATGAAGGAATCACGGTTGAAGGTATACATCGCTTTAGAAGAAGCTAACTTCATTTGGGATGAAAGAGATGTAATTCGTTTTCGTGAAATGTGGAGTCAGGGCATGAGCTTGCCAAAGATGGCAAAAACGTTAAAAAGGCATCAAGCGGAAGTTGCACTCCTTGTAATAGATCAGGCTGATAAGTATTTAATTGAAAATCGTCCGTTAGGATTAGGAATTTGCTAAATAGGAAGGGGAAAATAAAATGAACGTTATGGAAAACGGTGTATATGAAACAACTAAATTAGTTAGTGAATCAAAGGAAGGACAAGCTGTAATGAATATCAATCATATTTGTGAATTAGATCAATATCAAGAAGCGGCATTACGTACATGGAATACAAATAACGATTTCGGTGGACGTGTTTTAAATGCAGCATTAGGTCTTACGGGAGAAGCTGGTGAGGTTGCTGATGTTGTAAAAAAAGCAATTTTTCATGGTCATGGATTTGACCCAGCTCATTGTCCAGGAGAAGAAGAAGGAAATACACATAAAATCGCTTTAGAGTTAGGGGACATCTTGTACTACATTTCAATCATGTCTCATGAAATGGGATATACCCTAGAAGATATTGCTCAAATGAATATATCTAAATTAGCAACGAGATACCCAGACGGATTTAGCCGAGAAGCTAGTCAAAATCGTGTAGATATGAAATGAAAATTGTAATAAAAAAGAGCCGTGAGTGGAAAGGCTCATAGCTCTTTTTTATAAGGGTAATGATTTTATATATAAATATTATCATATAATCCCAAAAAATTCAATGTCAGTCAATTAATTGGTATAAAATTTGAATTTTATAAGAAAAGGGGAATGAGAGACATGAAATGGATGTACAACCTTGATAGTAATAATGAGATTTGGACAAGTGATAAATATGAAACAAAAGAAGAAGCTATTCAAGCAGCTTTAAAAGATTGGACAGATAGAATGGTAGCGGATAGAGCGGCAGTTGATAATGAATTCCAAATTGGGCAATTCAAACAGTATGCGCCATGGATCAATGCAGATGTGTTGTTGGCCGAATTGTATGAACGGGCAACTGATGAATGTGGAGAAGTTGCAGAATCTTGGCTTTCAGGTGTACCGATGGAAGAAGGGGAAAAGCTTCAAGAACAAATTAATAAGGTAGTTACAGAATGGCTCAAAGGAATAAATGAGCATCCTAGCTTTGGTTCAATTGAAAATATTGAAACGTTAGATGCTAGCAAAATTGAATATAAAGAAAACTAAACAAAAGCGTTATTTTAATCGAAAAGGGGAATGAGAGATGGCATACACAATCGTTAAATACGATATGGAACTATGGTTTGATGAGAATAAAGAAGCGGAAGTTATAAAAGTAGTAGATTGTGATTTGGCGATAAGCACTAACATTTTGATAGATGGTAAAGTTTATCACGTTTGCGCAAAATACCCAAAAAATAATTTGATCGGTGTTAGAGAAATACAATTACAGTCTAAACCAGAAGATGTCGAATATGAAGAACATTTAACATGCCCTTATTGTGGCGAGAAGGATGTAGATGCCTGGGAGCGTTCGCAAGACAATGACAAAATTGATTGTAGTATGTGCGGTTCTGAAATTGAGTATTCAAGAGAAGTTGAGATTACATATTCGACTAAACCTATCAAAAGAAACAATCCTATAAAGCTTTAACCAAAGCATTATTTTAATCGAAAAGGGGAATGAGAAATGGAAAACCAAGAAAAATTAGTTGTTTTAAATGCAGATCAAAAGGCAGTTGCTTTAAAAGGATTAAAAGACTTGTTCTTTGTAACACAACAAATGCATGAATGGTTATCAAAAGATACATTAACCGAAGAAATGAAAGGTACTCTCATTTCTTTATCAGAAAGTCATATTTCAGACGTGGCAAAAGCAACTGATTATGATTCAGATTTAGCGAAAGAAAAAGAAAAACGTTATGCGGAAATTCGTAATGCTAATATACGTATTCGCGAATTGGAACAACAAATGGCAGATATGAAGCCAATTGATGGATTAAAAGAACAATTAGCAGGTTTAACTCGCAAGATTGATGAGTGGTGGGATGAAATTGGATTCAATTACATTTCGGAAATGAGTTTTAGTAAATGGGGCGGATTAGATATAAAGTTCGGATTTCAATTGGGAAGACTTTCAAGATTATTGAGCAGTACACCTGTATCGGATAAGGAAGAAGATGTTGATAAAATACAACAACTTCGCGATAAAGGATTTATTTTCACTGAGGAAGATAGAGAAGCAAATCTTGCTGATAATGATACAAACAAGCAATTACTGGTACAACTTTTAGAAGAGAGATTTCCAAGCATACGAATTACAGGAATGGAAACTTGGAATGGGAGAAGAAACAAGGAAGCGCACATTCGATATGTTACAGCCTATCTTGGTGAATTAAATGAAATTTAAACAAAATAGTTATTTGGGGAGAGATTGGTAGCTGAAATGCTAGGTATCTAACATTTCAGCGGGGTGTTTATCCATTTTTATTACGGGAGTCTTTCAACTTGCTATTAGAAGAAATAACTCCACAAAATATAGCGATAAAAATTGCAGCCCAAGTTCCCATGGACATAGAGATCCCTCCTAGTAATAAAATGAACTACTTCTATATTTTAACATTATTAACTGTCTTGTTGTTAATAAATTGAAATATTACACAAACGAGATGTTATGAAACTAAACAAAATTCTTATTTAAACGAAAAAAGAGCACCATATATAAGTGCTCAATGTAAAAAAGAATTGTATGAGAGGGAAACTCCTACGGAATAGCATATGCTTGTCTGGCTAAAGGGTGAAAAATTTAAACAAAATCTTTATTTGAATAGATAAGGGGATAGAAATCATGAGAGAACGTGAAAATTGGGATGTATTGTGTGAGGTTTGCGATAAAACGATTGAACGTGGAGTAGCAACAGAATCTCTCAAAGAGAGATTCATGGGAATATTTATATTTTTAACTACTCTAAAAATCTTTTTTTGATATCCGGAGTAGGGATAAGACATTGTTTTTGTTTGCCAAACCAGTTGTATCTATTTTCTGCAATTTTTTTGTAATAAAGGTTCCGAATAGGTTTTGGGATTATAAAAAGGATGAAAAATAATTTACAACTTCCTTTTAAGTGCTTACAAATATTCAGTATGGCATCTGATTCTGTATAAGCCTTATTATTATCAATTAATACCACGCTATCTATTGTTTCGCTAATGTTGTATTGATTTAATAACTGAATACCTATGTTACTTTGGCGTGATGCAAATTTAAAATATCCTTTAGGATCTCTTTTAATAATAAATTGAACACTTTGATTACATAAGTTGCAGTCTCCATCAAAAAGTATAATTCGTGTCATTTATAATCCTTTCTAAAACGTTTATTTGATTAGATTTTACTATGTCAATGCTACAACAGCAAGAGTTAAGCCCAACGTATTTAATGTATTAGAATATGGTCCTACATTAACAGTAAGAGTACTTGTTATACCTGGAGGTGTAGTGAAAATTGCGGGGGCTGATACAGAAGTGAATCCTGCAGTATATCCTAGAGAAGTACCTGAGCCAATGATTGGATTATTATTCAGATACATAGTGACACCTGCCGAATTACCTCCTGGTTGAATGATAACTTGTACTTCATATATTGCCAAATAGGTTCTTCCACCTTCGAGTAAAACGGTTGTTGGTGGTGTGAATGAGATTGCTGTACCATTAGAATTTACAACGGTATCTAGTGGAATTGCAGAATTTACAGAAACTGTTGATGGGGTAGTTTGAACAACATTTAAACTGTTAGCCGTAGGAGATGGACAAGAGCAAGTTTTGTGAATGTTAGAGTTATTATCATTTTGGTAATTCACAAATAATCAAACTCCTTTGTGTAAGATGATTTTTTAGCCTATATAAAACGAAGCTTTTTTGTGTATCTATGTTATTTTTAATAATTTTATAAAAATTAGACGAATAGTGTTGGTCATTCAATTCTTACCCGTATCATACTTTAGGGATTTCAAAGTGTATCTAATAAATATATATGAATGTTTTTGTAAGGACATTACTATAAGTTAGGAAACGTAATAAAAGAACCCGTTTGTTATAAACGGATTCTTCCCACAAGGTTTGCAAGAAATTCAAGGTAACTAGACCGGAGCACTTATTGAATTTCTTATGATAATACTGTATGCAAAGAGATTCAATAAGGTTAATGAATTTCCAACAAAATTCTTATTCAACGAAAAAAGAGCACCATATATAAGTGCTCATTGTAAAAAAAATTATATGAGAGGGAAATCCTTACGGAATAGCATATGCTTGTCTGGCTAAAGGGTGAAAAATCTCAAAAAAATAGTTATTTAGACATCAAAAAGAGCACATAAATTGTGCTCTTAAACAAGAAAGGTAGATCCCTATGAGTGGAGAGTCTCCATACAATACTATATGCTTGTCCAGTTAAAAGGTGAAAAGTATTTTTTGAAACCAGTAATAAATGAAAAGAGCATCTTGGGAGAAAGACGCTCTATAGGTGAATTTACTGTAGAGAGTGTTTCGGTTTATTATATGCAATTTATTTAGGAAATGTTTTTAATAAAAATACTATTTAATAGAAAATATTTAACAGGACCCGATTAGGGGGACGGGTCCTGTTAATGGAACGATAGATCTTTATGGGATTACCAATATGTTACCATAAAAGGTAATTATTTTCCATAAACTAGGTGTTGAGAAAGCTTTTTGTAAATGCTTTATTTTACACAACAAAGCAGCTAGCCAAAGTAGCTAACTGCTCAGTTGTACAATTTTAGAAGTTTCACTGGATACAGATGTAACAAAAAGTTACATCTGTAGTTTAAACAGAATCCGAAAAAATATGCAGGAAAGAAAACTAAATTAAAACTTCATTCAGCACAACAAAGTAATTAACTAGCTGCTTGTTGTACAAAAAAATTTACGCTTATAAGTAAAAATAGCAGGTAATTGACTAAGTTACCTGCCATAGTCTGGAGGGTAGTACTCCATTTTTAAAGAGTGTAGCTGTTGGAAGCTGACTTGCCGATAGTATGTGTAATGAAAAAAAGATTATTCGTAATATAAATAGAAAAAGAGCGCTAATTGAGAGCGCTCTTTATACCCAACCATAATGGAGGTGACGTGCTCACATTATATAGAAAGGTAGTACTTATAGTATGTATAAGTATGAGATTAGTGAATAGATGTAGATGTAATTTGTATTTAATAAAAAATAAAAAGAGCGCATTTTTATATGCACTCTTAGTAAGGTAGGTGAATGTCTTATGAGATAGAAAAATCTGTAGATTGTAATCAGATTTTCACGAGTAAATTTTTGATATTGTATGCTTTTCTTAGAGTTATGGAGCCTGTCATTAAAGGAAAAAGGCAAGGTGGAATTTTTACACAAACGATATTTCATAACAAGCGAAAAAGAGCACACATAAAAGCATGCTCTTCGATAAGAAAGGTAGTACTCTATGAGCGGAGAGTCTACATAAAATAGTGTATGAGTGTTTCTTTTAAATGTGCAGAAAAAATCAATAAAATGTCAACGGAAAATCAACAAAAACTCTATATTAGTAAACAAATTAGAAAGGACCTGCTGTGGTTGAACAGGTCCTTTACAAAAATGCCTATGAGGAAAATCAATGTCACCAATATAGTATCAATAAAAGAGAATTTATTCCAGATGATAAGTATTGAGAAATAAAAAATATTTGGCGCAACAAAGTGGTCAACTTTATTAGCTAACCACGTGTTAAACAAAAGAAAATTAGGCCCTACAAGTAATAGCTGTGTAACTTAAAGTTACAGTTATAGTATAAGCGAGATTGGAAATGTTATACGAAAATTATTCTGATTAAAATATAATTTTGTAGAAATAAGAAAATTAAAAAAGAGCACCATGCATCAGTGCTCTTTAAGAAAGGAGGTAACTCTTTAAGAGGAACGTCAAGGTTAGAAATATGTGATAAGGAAATAAGAACAAAATTTTAGATTGAATACAAAAGAGCAGCTAGCAAAAGCTAGCTGCTCTCCTAAAGAAAATTTAAGAAGGAAGTTCAAAGATTAAGTGTATTTATAATATGGACAAGTTTTGAGGATTTATTCAAGGGCTAGGACTTTTGTGATGAAAAATACATTAGGTAATTTAAATAACCGCTTTTTATATAAAAATATAATTTTATTAGTAGAAATTTTTAAAAGGGCCTGTTGCGAGGGTAGGCCCTTTTGAGAAAAAATTAATAGTAAAGTTTACGTTGAGGTCACTTATATAATACAAAATGAAACTTAATAATTCTATACGTTGAATGTTGAGAAACAAATTTATGAAAGAAGAGCGGCTAGCAAAAACTAACCGCTCTAATCAGAGATGTTCCTCTAGATGTAGTTATAGTATGAACAAAATAGCATGTTTTATTCAGAAATGAATAAAAAAGCAGCTAGCAAAAGCTAACTACTTCATACAAAAAGAGTGAAGAAGTACTGGACAGTTAAAGGAGTTTTGGCTTATCGCCTGTGTATAGTATGTGTTAAATATTAAGGAATATGCAGATGTATCACAATGAAAAAGAGCACCTTCGAACAGTGCTCTTTCCTGGAGTGAATAGTCAAATGAGTCAATAAAGAAAGGTGCATCAAAAATACTCTCTATAAATTATTCATTTTCGCATAAAAGGTGATGAATTTAAAAAAGCAGCCAGCAAAAGCTAACCGCTCATTCTTCTAAGAAAGGAAGGAATTAATGGGTATATAAAAATTCCCCCATTTACAGTATTAACGAAAGATTGCATTTTATTCAGGAAATAGAGGGAAATGAGTAAAGTTAGGCTGTTCCAACTTGATTTTGGTCTGCAACATCAGCATCAAATGTGTTTGTCGCGCTAACACCGTTAAAAGTATTCACGACAAATCCAACATTCGAAGAGCCAGAACCGTTATAAGCTTTCGTATTTTCTTTCGGTGATACGTTGTAAAAATCCCCTAAATTGAAAGCACCATTACTGTTTTGCACGACGAGATTTCCAACAACAGAAGGCATAGTACGCACCTGCCTTTCTAGAAAGTATTTAAATTAGCATATGGTGTATTCGTCTAGAGGTTCATTTGGATTTAAGATTTCGAAGTTATTGCTTGGAGAGATCTTAATGAAATAATCTTTTTGTAGGAAAATAACTTTATAAAATAGGTACAATTCACGTTCAGATTATTTTTGAATGTAATATAGGTATCAAAGGGAGTAAAACGCTCAAAAATGGAAATGAGAGACATTTGTATGAAAGGGATGAGAGAAATGGCAAATGAAAAGAAAAAGAAAATAAGAAAAGCTATCGCTCGGCGTGCAATATCCGTTGATAAATACCAGGTTAACAAAGCTTGGAGAAACATCTTTGTGCAGGCTGGTATTATCAAATAAATGAAAATAGAATACAGTCCGGCTAGAAAACTAGAGGACACCAATTCATTAAAGCAGCAATTCAAGTTGTTTTAGGAATAGGTGTCCTTTTTATTTTGAAAAGGGAGATGGGGGAATGAAGGGATTAAAGGATCAGTTACGTGAATGGAAAAAGCAATTGCATCAAGCGAAAAAGAAAAAGAAGAAAAAACGAAAAGAAAAATTTAGCACTCGTGAGATTGAAGATTTAATGGGGATGCATAGACCTTGTTATGAACGAAGACGTGGAGCATTAAGACAAAAGTAATTTAAAAATAAAAAGGAGTGGTCTTACATGACTAAACAATTATCTTTCTTACCAAAAATTGATAGAACAGCAACACAAGAGGAATTAGAAGGTGTGTTGGAAAGCGTACGTATACATAGACAATTTGGGATGATGCGTAAAGAAATGAAAGTCACTCCTTCTTATGAAGTACGTGAGCATGGTCCTACACATACAGTTGGAAAACCATTAGAAGATGTTGCTATGGCAAATATTCAACAAAGTAAACGAGAAGAGTGGCTTGAAAGAATGTCAGTACGTATTGATCAATTTCTAAACCGATTAGGGAGCGGACGTGCAGGAAGCATTCAAAGAGATATTATTTATAAACGTTATTTAGAAGAAGAGGACGTATGTGATTACATGGTTTACAACGAAATAGGGATGTCAGAGCGTACTTATAGACGTTGGAAGTCTAAGGCATTTTATAAGTTTGCTTTTGCGCTTGGATTAGAAGTTTACGAGACAGAAGAAACTGGAGGTAATGAATAATGAATTTTGTTCAGCCAATACGTGATCCAGAAGAAATAAAGCAGCTAAAAGAGTATTTTAAAGAAAAGAGCTTACGTAATTACATTCTCTTCATTATGGGAATCAATACAGGCCTGAGAATCTCGGACATTTTGAAATTGAAGGTAGGAGATGTCAAAGGTAGTCATATATCTATGCGGGAAAAGAAAACAGGGAAACAGAAACGAATACAAATTACTGCAGCACTGAAAAGAGAACTTAAATGGTTTATTGAGGAAAGAGAAGATAATGAGTATTTATTACAAAGTAGACAAGGGAAGAATCGTCCTATTGGGCGTAGTATGGCATATAAGATATTAAGCAGAGCAGCGGCAGAGTTTGGATTAGATGAAATAGGAACACATACACTGAGAAAGACGTACGGGTATCATATGTACATGCAAACAAAAAACATAGCATTACTTATGGAGATATTCAATCACTCGTCAGAGAAGGTCACATTACGTTATATAGGGGTAAACCAAGATGCAATGGATAAAGCAATGACTAGGTTTAAAATCTAATCATTGCTTTTTTCTTTTTAAATCTATACAGTTACTCATAAATTTCGTACTGTGTAACTCAAAAGAGAAAGTGAAACGAAATCAATGGTAGCAAGGGATTTGGCGAAGGGGTCAGTTACACACAATATAAGATATGGGTAAGTCAATTATCAATATGGTAATATTATGTTATAAAACTAGAAAGTGGTGATAAGGATGGGTGAAAAATGTCCAGTTTGTTCAACTGATATTGCAGATCCAGAATTGGTTGGCGGAGTAGGAGCAGAGTTCTATAAATGTGAATCTTGTGGTGATTTTGCACTAGACGATTATGCAAGATTACGTTTAAAAGGAGAAAAGAGAGAGAATAAGAGAAAACTTTCAGCGATATTAAGGAAGAGAAAGGTTAGAGAACTTGGAAGAATAATGATTTTTCATGAGAAGCCAAGTCAAGACCTTTCAAGTTTTCCGTATCCAATCTATCTCTTTGATGATCTATTGAGTGAATATCCAGAGAATATTTCTGATAGATTAAATGAGTCATTAATAAACCTTGGAAAAATAACTAAATTCCCAGGGGACCAGTTAACTATTTCAAGGTTAGAAATGCCGTTATTATTTTTACAGAGTGATAAAAGTAAAGAAATGGAATACATAATTAAACAACTATCACAGGATGAGATGATTGAAGTAAGATCATCATCTGATTCATTTTTCCCTGCGTATGTTACTGTTACGGTAAAAGGGTGGAATCGTATCGCGGAATTGGAGAATGTTAACGGATTGGAAAGTAAGCAAGTGTTTGTAGCCATGTGGTTTGATTCCGAAATGAATAGTGTATATAAGAATGCAATTGCAACAGCTGTAAAAGAAGCGGGTTATGAGCCTGTTCGTATCGATAAAGTAGAACATAATAACAAAATTGATGATGAAATTATAGTTAAAATAAAACAAAGCAAATTTGTAATTGCAGATTTTACTGGACATAGAGGTGGCGTTTATTTTGAAGCTGGCTATGCAATGGGACTTGGCAAACCTGTAATATGGACTTGCAGGGAAAATGACTTAGCAAATCTGCATTTTGATACTAGGCAATATAGCCATATTGTTTGGCAAGATGAGATGGAACTAAAAGAGTTATTACTTAATAGAATAAGAGCTACAATAAATTAAAAAAAGTGGCAGAGTCGTGACCGCTTTTTGGCAGTAAATGTGCCGGTTGTTTTGGAATCAACGTGATATATTTGTATTGTGAGAAATGGCGGAAAACACAACTCACTATGTTGTTTCTAAAATTCTAAACGGCTTCATTATGACGGCACATAAAATCCGAAACCAGCAGATGGTACTGATTGAATGTTACCGTTAATAAGGAGAGCTTTTGCTCTTCTTCTAGTTACTTAATATTGTTGGTGGCAAATCAACACAGCATCATTAGGTGACCGGAAGAAGGGTAAAACTTCATGTACTGTAATTGAAGTACAAATTAATAATTTATATAAAGGCATCTATTCGGGCGCTTTTATCTTGTAGGATATTCTTCTTTTTTGTCGAATAACTAGAGTGGGAGAGGAGGAATATAATATGAAAAGATTTTCGGTTACGGTACATTGGATTGGTGGAGGACATGAAGAATATGTTATTTCTTATAAAAGAAACGACATTACAGCAGATGAAGTTGAGCAATACATTATAAGAAATGAATACCGTTTTATAAAGCTGGGTGAAGAGTTGGTCAACCTTGATAATATATTAGCAATAAAAGTTAACGAAACCGGCAACTAACTACTAACGAAAATAAAAAGCAGCCATAACGGGTGCTTTTTTATTTTGAATAAAGATAGGGAGTGAGGATAGATGTGTGAGGTACGTACTGAGATTAACTATTACCATACTTCTAAATGTTTAGCGTGTGGTCATCAGGATAGAGTTAATTATCAATCTAAGGAAGAATATCAAGACGTAACTGTTTGCCCGAAATGTAACGGCGCATTTGTAGATATGTTTAAGTTAGAGAAGTACAAACAATCGGATGATATAAAAGATAATGAAGAACCATTACTAACGATTGCATTAAAAGATATAGATGCTGTACCAATAGTTCATTACAAAGGCGAACAGATAGATAGAAAGTTATGTGTTGCATTTGATTGGGAAGTACAATCGATTGATAAGATTAATCAAACATACATTCATATTGAACATGTACCATCTGATAATAAGCGCTGCAATACGGAGATCATTCAACATAATCATCCTATTATGGGAGAACAGGTAGAGTTATATCGTTTATGAAAGAATATAAAACCAAACAACAGAAGCGTAAGTTCTATGACAGTGGTGAGTGGAAACAGTTACGTGAACAAGTAAAGAAGCGTGATAACTATGAATGCCAAGAGTGCAAGCGCAATGGTCGTGTTCAAACAGATACCAATGAGTACAGCGAGAGTGCAAAGCGTAAGAAGATACAGCTCGTAGTTCATCATATAAAAGAACTGGAATATCATCCAGAACTTGCATTAGAAATAGACAATCTCGAAACAGTCTGTGTGGATTGTCATAATAAAGAACACGGTAGAACATTTAAAAAGAAAATCAACAAATGGGAATATGATGAAAAGTGGTGAAAATGACTCAGAAACAGTCCCCCCCCTTAAAAAAATTCATCAAAAAGTGCTCTAAGGGGCACCGGAGGAGGGGGTCGATTTTTCAAATTTATAAGCAAATTCGCGCGTTATATCAAATTGGAAAACGATGTAAATCAGAAGGGAGGGATATTGTGGCTAGAGTGAAGCGTGAAACAATGAGAAAAAGGATTGAAAAGGATCTAACAAATCAATTGAAAGAAAAAAAGATTGTAGGTAATCATTATACTGACTTAATTCAAGACTATTTATCGTTGTGGGATTTAAAGTGTATTCTTGTTGATGATATTGAAGAAACAGGAATAAAAGTATCTGGCATGCATGGTCCGAAATCCAATCCTTCTATTAATGATTTACACAAAACAAATGATCGAATGATAAAGATTTTAGATGCACTTGGATTAGAAGCATCGGCAGAAGAAAAGAAAGTTCCTTCAAAACCTGTGCGCTCAGTTAAAGATTTAACATGATTCAAAATAAATATGTCACTGAATATATTGAAATGTATCGCGCAGGGAAAATTAAGCTGAATAAAGAGCGCATAATGCTAATTGAGTACCTGGAGAAATACATCTTAATACGCGATGATTTGTATTTCGATAATGAAATGCATGAGGACTATATAAAATTTACCGAGAAATGGTACTTTGAATTGCAAGCATTCCAAAAGTTCCTAACAGCATTTGTTTTTCTTTTCTATAAAGAAGATGATTCTGTTTTTTATGAGCAATTTTTAATTATGATGGCTCGTGGTGGTGGTAAAAATGGTTTAATTTCATCACTATGCCATTTCTTTATTAGTCCGCTGCACGGAATAGATCGATACAATGTTTCAATTGTGGCGAACAACGAGAAACAAGCTAAAGTTTCTTTTCGTGAAGTCTATGATGCTATTAAAGGAAAAGAAATACTAGAAGATATGTTTTATCGAACTAAGGTAGAGATACTGAGTAATGATACGCAAAGCATTATGCAATATCATACATCTAATGCTGGTTCTAAGGATGGACTTCGTGACGGTTGTGTTATTTACGATGAAATACATCGATATGAAAACTTTGATGTAGTAAATGTATTCTCTAGTGGACTTGGAAAAGTACCAAATGCTAGAGAATTTTTTATTGGTACAGATGGCTTTGTTCGCGACGGATTCCTGGACAAAACAAAAGAGCGAGCGATGAACATTCTAAAGGGAAAAGATTTAGAAGATCCATTGTTTCCTTTCATTTGCAAGATAGACAATCCAGAAGAAATTGATAATCCTGATGTATGGGAAAAAGCGAATCCAATGTTTAGTGAGCCGAGAAGTTCTTATGCTAAACAATTATTTAAAAAAGTATTAACTCAGTATAAACAATTAGAAAATAATCCTTCAAACCGTGAAGAATTCATAACAAAACGTATGAATTACCCTGAAACAGATTTAACAAAATCTGTAGCTTCATGGGAAGAAATCATGCGTACTGGTTTTGAAGAAGATGGAGAAACGCTCAGAGAAGTTCCAGATTTAAAACATAAAGTAGCTGTAGGCGGTCTCGACTTTGCCAGCATCAAAGACTTCGCGGCAGTCGGCTTGCTATTTAAACATGGTGAAGATTATATATGGAAAGGTCATTCTTTTGTACGTAAAGGATTCTTGGATAAAGTGAAACTGAAAGCGCCTATTTATGAATGGGCTGAAAAGGGTTTGTTAACTATTGTGGATGAACCTGTAATTAATATCACTCACATTGTAGATTGGTTTGTGAAAATGCGTGAGATATACGGTGTTAATACGATTGTGGCCGATACATTCCGTCTTGATCTTGTTAAAACGGCACTTGAAGCTGAAGGATTTATATTGTTGTATATTCGTAACCCAAAAGCGATACATTCTCTTTTAGCTCCAAGAGTTGAAACGTTATTTGCAAACAATCGTATCATTTTTGGAGATAATCCATTAATGCGTTGGTACACCAATAACGTCTACGTCCACATCAAAAAAGACGGCAACAAAGAATACTTGAAAAAAGATGAATTTAAGCGCAAAACGGATGGATTCCAAGCTTTTATTCACGCATTATGGCAAGCAGATAACATTCTTGTGGATGAATTCGACTTTATGCTAGATGGTATTAAATTCTAATAAAAGGGGGTGATAACCATTGGTTGGTTAGGAGCGGTATTCAAAAGAAATAGTGAAGTAGGGTTTATGTTTGATGTGGAAATGTTTATTGAAAAAGCAAACAGGGTTCACATGAAAAGATTAGCAATTGATACCTGTATATCCTTTTTAGGTAGAACGATTAGTCAGTCAGAATTTAGAGTGAAAAACGGTGAAGATTTTGAAAAGGATGAGCTTTACTACCGATTAAATGTTAGGCCTAATAAGAATATGACAGCAAGTACCTTTTGGGAGAGTTTCATTTACAAACTTATTTATGATAATGAAGCTTTGATTATTCAAGCGGATGATGGTGATCTACTTATTGCTGATGACTTTGAACATAACGAATATGCTGTGTTTGAAGATACTTTTACAAATGTCACTGTAAAAGATTATCAGTTTAAGAGAAGTTTTAAACAAAGTGAAGTCATTCATTTAAGATACAGGAATGATAAGTTATCACCTCTTATCGATGGTTTGTTTGCTGATTATGGTGATTTATTCGGTAGAATATTAAGTTCTCAAAAACGTAAGAATCAAATTCGCGGAACAGTTGATATGGACATGCTCGCTGCAAAGAGTGAAAAACATCAAGCCAAACTTCAAGAATTCATTGATAACATGTATAAAGCAATTGGAGAAAAAGACGTTGCTATCATTCCGCAACAACCAGGTTTTAAATATGCTGAAACGTCAGGTGGAGCAAATTCTGGGCAGAGTGTGGAGGAAATTAATAAAGTAACAAATGGCTTCTTAAATCAAGTAGCAATGGCTTTTGGTATTCCAACTGCTTTGATATATGGCGAAATGGCTGATGTTGAGAAGCAAACGAAAAATTATATGCTTTTTACAGTGAAACCTTTATTAAAAAAGATGTGTGATGAAGCAAACGTTAAATTTTTTGAAGAAGAAGAGTATCTTTCAGGTCAAAAAATTGAAATTAAAGCTGTTTCTTATCAAAGTATATTTGATCTTGCGACAAGCATTGATAAGCTCATTTCTTCAAGTGCATTTACAGGGAATGAGATTCGATTAGAAGTAGGATATGAAGTTTCTGATGATCCTAACTTAAATACACATCATATTACGAAAAACTATACGAAATTAACTGAATCTGAAGGAGGTGAGAATACAAATGACGGTGAAAATTGACGTTAAAGGGCCAATTATTTCAAATGATGAAGCTTGGATTTATGATTGGTTTGAAATGGATGCGACAAGCCCAGGTAAGATTACAAAACAACTTGATAATGCAAATAGTGAGGATTTAATTGTGTCAATCAATAGTCCTGGTGGTTATGTAGATGAGGGTTCGGAAATTTACACAGCTTTAAAAAATTATCCTGGTTATGTAGAAGTTCAAATTGTTGGTTTAGCAGCAAGTGCAGCTTCTGTAATTGCGATGGCAGGTGATAAAGTTCGCATTTCTCCAACAGCAAAAATCATGATTCACAACGCTGCTAAATGGCATGGTGGAGATCATCGTGACATGGAAAAGGCAGCCGAGATGTTAAAAATAACAGATCGAGCAATTGTAAATGCCTATGTCATTAAAAGTGGTAAATCTGAGGAAGAACTACTTAACATGATGGCTGAAGAAACTTGGATGGGTCCGCAGCAAGCGTTAGAAAACAATTTTGCGGATGAAATCATGTTTATGGAAAATCCAGTTAAAACGACAGCTTCAACAGCTACTGCTGCCATGCTTCCGCAGAAAGTAATCGATGGCTTTAGAAATGGAACCATGAACAAAGGGCAAGGAATCACAAAAGAAGATTTAAATGCAGCATTATCAGGATTAAAAAATGAAATCCTGAATGATTTACAAAACAATATAGAAGAACAACCAAAGGAGCCAAATCCTAAAGCTGTAAAAAACAGTGGGATTAAAGGGCTCCTTTTAAAATTATAAAAAAACGGAGGAAACACACAATGGTAATTAAATTTAATAAATCTGAAGCATTTAATAAAGCGAAAGCGAAATTAACGGATGCCTTAACTAATGCAGAAAGTACAGAACAAGAACAAACGGCAGCATTTGAAGGTTTCTTTGATGCAATGCAAACGGATGTAATTAATACAGTCCGTAATCAAGTAAATGATGAAATGTTAGATCGTTCTATTCTTCAACAACGCGGTCAAAATGTATTAACTGCATCAGAAACAAAATTCTTCAATGCTGTTGTACAAGATGGTGGTTTTAAGGATGGCTCAATTTTGCCAGTAACTACACAAGAACGTGTATTTGAGGATTTAGTTAAAGAGCATCCATTACTTGATGCTTTAGGGTTACAAGATCTAGGAGCAGTTACAAAGTTCATTTATTCTGATGCAACAAAAGCATATGCATGGGGCGAATTATTTGGGGAAATTCGAGGACAAGTAAATGCAGCGTTCCGAGAAGAAAAAATTGGTCAACTTAAATTAACTGCATTCGCAGCTATTCCAAATGATATGTTAGATCTTGGCCCTGAATGGGTTGAACGTTATGTTCGAACTCTATTAGTAGAATCTTATTCAGTAGGTTTAGAGTTTGGCTTTGTAAATGGTGGCGGATTAGTAGCGCATCAACCTGTAGGTTTAATGAAAGATGTAAATGCAACTACAGGCGCGGTTACTGATAAGAAATCATCCGGTACATTAACATTTGCTCCTTCTCAATTTGGTGAAGTTGTTGCTGGAGAATTATATGAAGTAGTAAAAGCTTTATCAACTGATGCGAAAGGAAAATCACGAAAAGTCCTAAATAACATCGTAATGGTTGTAAATCCTGTAGATTCAATTGGTGTACAAGCTCGCAATACAATTCAAACCTCAACAGGTCAATGGGTAATGGCATTACCTTATAACATTCAAACTGTAGAATCTGAAGAAGTGCCAGTTGGTAAAGCATTATTCTTTGTAAAAGGTCAATATCTTGCAGCGATTGCAGGTGGATACAAACTTAAAAAGTTTGACCAAACATTAGCAATTGAAGATGCTATGCTTTATACAATTAAACAGTTTGCTAATGGTAAACCAAAAGATAATAAAGCAGCTCTTGTTTATGATTTGAAAATTTCTTTTACACCACCAACTCCACCAGCAACTAAATAAGGAATGATGTGAATGGATACAGTAATTTCAGATGTAATTATACAGGAGTTTAAAGAGAGGATGCACTTAGGTGATGAGGAAGACGATAACCTAAAACGCATCCTTTCTACGTCTAACAAGGCATTACTTAGAATTTGTGGGAATTATGATTTAAATAAAGACGAGGAGTTCAAAGAGTTAGTCTTTGAACGCTCTCGTTATGTTTATAACGATGCATTAGAGTATTTTGACAAGAATTTTTTAAGTCAGATTAATAGTTTAGGTATTGATAAAGCATTAGAAGAAATTAAATTGGACGGTGATTAATATGCGTCCTTTTCAGTATAAAAAACCACTGAATACAGGAGATTGTAGAAATCGAATTATCATTGAACAACCTGAAGTAATAAAAGATGATTTGAATCAAGAAGTTGAAACAGGTAATTGGCAAGAAGTAAAAAAGGCATGGGCAATGATAAAAACGGTAAAAGGTTCAGAGTACATTGAAGCTTCGGCTTCACAGTCTACACGAATTTATCGGTTTGTAATTCCTTATACAACAGGAATTACAGAATTAATGCGAATTAAAATGAAGAATCGTATCTTTGATATTATCGAACCGCCAATGAATGATGATGAAATGTATCAAACATTGACTATTATCGCAAAGGAGCATGTTTAATATGAATGATTTTGCGAGCGAACTTGCTAGAGAATTGCAAAGATATGCAAATGTTGTGGAAGAAGAATTAACAAATGCACAAGAAGATGTAGCTGATATCGCTGTAGATAAGTTAAGACAAAATAGTCCTAAAAAAACAGGTGCTTATCGTAAAGGGTGGCGTAAGAAAAAAGAAGATAATGGTGTTGTTGTTCATAATACTCAAGGACAATTAACACATCTTTTAGAAAAGGGACATGCGAAAGTTGGCGGTGGACGTGTTCCAGGTCAAGTTCATATTCGCCCAGTTGAAGAGTATGTAATTAATGAATTACCAAGACAGATTGAAAGGGCGCTTGGATAATGACATTGGGTGAATTAACAAAAATTCTTGAAGCTACAGGTTATCCTGTGGCTTATTCGCATTTCACAGCAACACCAGGTAAGCCAGTACCAGCACCACCTTATATATGTTTCCTTGTGGATGGATCAGCAAACCTAATGGCAGATAACAAGGTTTATCACAAAATAAATGATTTAAATATAGAGCTTTATACAACTAGAAAAGATTTGGTTGCAGAAGCAAAACTTGAAAAGGTCCTAGACGATTATGAGATACCTTATGACTCATATGGGACTTTTATTGAATCTGAAAAAATGTATCAAAAAATATATGAAACGAGGTTGATATAAATGAATGAAAATAAAGTAGCTTTTGGTCTGAAAAATGTCCACTATGCACTCTATGAAATTAAAGATGGTGCAATTACATTCAGTACACCGATTCGATTACCAGGTGCAGTTGAATTAACCTTTGATCCACGAGGAGATCTAATTGAGTTCTACGCTGATGACATGCTTTACTATGCAGCAAGCAATAACCAAGGTTATGACGGAACGCTATCCATCGCGACAATTCCAGAGCAATTTGCAGTTGATGCATTGGGAGAGGAATTAGACACAGAAGATGGTGTATTAAATGAATTAGCTGACGCAAAAGGAAAACCATTTGCTTTATTGTTTGAATTTGATGGCGATGTACGAGCGACTCGACATGTTATGTTTAACTGTTCAGCAAGCCGTCCAACGATTGCCTCTAAAACGAAAACTAATTCAGCAGAGCCAAATACAAATGAGCTTAAATTTGTATCAAGCCCTATTGATATTAATGGAAAACGTATGGTTAAAACGAAAACTACAACTAAATCAAAACAAGAAATTTATGATAATTGGTACAAAAAAGTGTATACAAAAGTACCTGCAGTACCAAAAGGGGCGTAAGTGAATGGAAAAGACAATTACAATAGATGGAAAACAAGTTAGATTAAAAGCTACAGCAGCAACAGTTAAACGATATAAAGCGCAATTCAGACGTAATTTATTTGCAGATTTGATGGGTTTAGGGGCAATTAGTACATTAACTTCACCAGATGGCTCGCAACAACCTCTTGATATGTCTAATGTTGATTTAAGTAATGTAGATTTTGAACTTATTTATGACTTAACTTGGTTATACGCTAAAACGGCTGATCCAAATATTCCGGATCCTATGACGTGGCTAGATGAATTTGAAGAATTCCCGATTGAAGAAATTATGCCAGAAGTCATGGAATTAGTTCAGCTCACTATGGGAGCAAAAAAAAAATAAAGAAAAATAATGGGGAGCAAGGGACATTTAGTGATGAAGAATTTACTACTGAATTGTTTCTTGCTCTTTGTTATAAAGCAAATTTATCACAAGGTGACTTAGAAGAAATGACTGTTGGTGATTGCTTTGATTACATTGCTGAATTTGCTGAGTTAGAGAATCCAGATAAAGAAAAAGTTAGAAAAGCAGGTCAAAAAGACTTCGATTCATTCTAAGAAAGGGGTGAGATAATGGCAGGAAGAATTAAAGGGATTACGATTGAAATTAATGGTAACACTCAACCGTTACAAAAGGCTCTAAAAGATGTTAATAAACAAAGCGATTCTTTAGCTAAGGAACTAAAAGATGTCGAGCGTTTGTTAAAGTTCAATCCTGGTAATGTGGAAGCATTAGCGCAAAAACAACAGTTACTTACACAGCAGATTGAAAATACAACGCAAAAACTAGATAAGTTGAAAGCAGCGGAACAACAAGTACAAGCTCAATTTCAAAACGGTAAAATTTCTGAAGAACAATATCGTGCATTCAGACGTGAAATTGAATTTACAGAAGGATCGCTTAATGGTCTGAAAAATAAACTCGGAAACATGAAAGCTGAGCAAGAGAATGTAGCGAGTTCTACAAGGCAATTAGAAACATTGTTTAGAGCTACAGGAAAAAGCGTTGATGATTTTGCAGGAGCATTAGGAAATCGTCTTGTGAATGCAATTCGAAATGGAACAGCTACAAGTCGTCAGTTAGAGCAAGCAATTGGGATTATCGGTCGTGAAGCATTAGGGGCAGGAACAGATATTGATAAATTGCAACGAGCACTCCGATCTGTGGATGCTGGAAACTCAATACGGCAAGTGCAAAATGAGCTAAGAGATTTACAACAAGAAGCCGAAAGAACTGAGAAAAAGTTTGAAGGCTTAAAAGTAGGGTTAGAAAATGTTATCGGTGGATTAGCAGCTGGTGGCGGAATTGCAACCGCAATTGAAAAAGCAATGGACATGTCGAAGTTAAAAACAAAAATTGAAATAGGATTTGATGTTCCTGAGTCCTCAAAAAAATCAGTAGAGGATGCTGTGAGAGGAATTTCAGCCTATGGATTAGATGCAGAAGAAGCACTTGAGGGTGTAAGAAGACAATGGGCTTTGAATAAAGATGTTAGTGATGAAGCAAATGCTTCTTTCGTAAAGAGTGCAGCTGTTATTTCTAATGCTTATGCTGGCATAGATTTTACTGAATTAATTCAAGAAACAAATGAAATCGGTAATGAATTAGGTATTTCACAAGAAGGCGCTCTCGGTATGGCTGATGCCTTATTAAAAATGGGTTTTCCACCGGAACAATTAGATATTATTGCTGAATATGGTGGTCAGCTGACGCGGGCCGGATACAATGCTGAAGAAGTGCAAGCTATTATGGCAGCTGGGGTCGAAACAGGTACTTGGAATATCGATAATTTGCTAGATGGACTGAAAGAAGGTCGTATAAAAGCGGCTGAATTCGGTCAAGGTGTCGATAAAGCTATGAAAGAATCGCTTGAAGGTACAAAAATTTCAGCAGAACAAGTTGAAAAATGGGGTCAGGCAGTAGCTAAAGGTGGTAAAGATGGATCGGCAGCAATGACTGAAATTGCACAGGCTTTATCAGAAGTTGAGGATGAAACAAAGCGTAATGAATTAGGCGTTAAGTTTTTCGGTAGATGATGAATTGTGCCGAAGTAAAATCGCGGTATAAAGCAAAGAGGGTGCGAATCCTAATTTGAACCGAAGGCTATACAAAGTATAGTCAGGGGCAGAGCATAGAGGGTGAAAAGATATAATCCCTCCACGAGACCGCGACACTTCTTTATAAGTGAAAACGTATGCCGAGCTTGCATTAATATGAAGTGCAAGAAGTAGAGGATAAAAAGCCTTTACGATAACAAAATGACAATGTACGAAGATCAAGGACAAAACATCATTAATACTTTGCTAGGTGCGAAAGAGAAAACAGTTGATTTTGGGAAGCAACAAGATAAACTGAATGATTCTATTAAGAAAATGGATGCAAATCCAGCAGTTAAATTTCAAAAAGCGATGCAGGATTTACAAGTTGCGCTTCAGCCAGTTCTTAGTGTCATAGCGGATGTCATCTCCAAAATAGCTGAATGGGTTTCAAACAATCCAAAGTTAGCAGCCACATTAACGGCTGTTGCAATAGCTATTGGCGTAATTTCAGGTGCAATTATGGCGCTTGCTCCTATAGTTATGACAGTCATGAGCTTCTTTGAGATTGGAGCTTTAGCAGCAGCTGGACTTGTTGCTATTGTTCCTATTATTATCGCAGCTATAGTGGCTCTAGGAGTTGCTATTTATAAAAATTGGGATTCTATAAAACAGTGGACTATTGATATGTGGAATTCTATTAAAGAATATTTAATAGAACTTTGGAATGGCATCGTTCAATCCTCTAGTGAAGCATGGAATTCATTTTTAGAAACAATGCACTCATTCTTTGATCCGATAGGTCAGTTTTTTAGCGATTTATGGACAGGTATAGGCGAGATATGTAGTAATACCTGGAATTCTATTGTTGAATTCTTTTCTGGAGCTTGGGCTTCATTCACTGAAATGATGCATAGTTTCTTTGATCCGATAGGTGAATTCTTTAGTAGTTTATGGTCCGGAATTGTTGAAACGGCTTTTTCTTGGTGGTCATCTTTAGTTACAACAGCTTCTGAATTGTGGGGGGCACTCGTACAAGCTTGGCAGGAAACGTGGAATACTGTACTTACGGTCTTAGACCCTATCATTTCATTGATTTCTACGGTTCTTGAGGCTGGTTGGTTATTAATCCAAGCAGGAGTGCAAATTGCATGGGCAGCGATAAGTCAGTATATTATTCAACCAATCCAAGAAGCTTACAATTGGGTGAGTAAACAAATTGGCGAATTAGTTACATGGCTTGGTACACAATGGGAAATTGCAAAAGCCGTGGCCCAAGTGGCATGGGGATTACTTAAGCAATATATTATTCAGCCAGTCCAGGAAACTTGGAGTACAACAAAAGAAAAATTCAGTGATTTGATTTCTTGGTTAAGCTCACAGTGGGAACTTGCTAAATCGTATACTCTTATGGCTTGGAATTTGGTTAAACAGTATGTAATTCAACCTGTTCAAGACTTGTGGAATACAACCAAGCAAAAACTTGGTGAATTAACAAATTGGATATTAAGCAACTGGGAATCTATAAAATCCTATACACTTTCAGCTTGGAATTTAGTGAAGAAATACGTGATCGATCCAGTAACTGAAGCTTACAATTCAGCGAAACAAAAATTTACTGATTTATATAATTCAGCTAGAGAAAAATTCGATTCTGTAAAGAGTGCAGCTCAAGAAAAATTTGAAGCAGCTAAACGTTTTATTATTGATCCAATTAAAGATGCAGTTGACAGTGTAGAAAAATTTATTGGGAAGATCAAGAGCTTCTTTAGTGACTTGAAGTTAAAAATTCCTAAACCTGAAATGCCACCTCTTCCACACTTTAGCTTGCAAACTAGTACGAAAAATATTTTAGGGAAGGATATTACATTCCCTTCTGGACTCAATATAGATTGGCGCGCAAAAGGTGGTATCTTCACTAAACCGACTATCTTTGGAATGAATGGTGGCAATCTACAAGGTGCAGGAGAAGCCGGCAAAGAAGCGGTTTTACCATTGAATAAAAAGACACTCGGAGATATTGGCGCAGGAATCGTAGCAGCCATGCCAAGACAACAATTTGCTATATCAGGAGAAATAAATCAATTAATGGACGATATGAGCCGTATGATGGCCAGTTCCGCAAGCCAATTAGCAGGATTAAAGACCGTCATGAGTGGTGTGTATGGGAATATGTCAAACAGCAGACAAGCTATGACAAACAGTGTATCAAATCAAGTCATTAATAACTCTTTTGGTTCATCAGGTGGTGGAGTTATTCCAATGCTTGGTGGAGATTTAGTTATTGAAGTACCTGTTAATTTAGAAGGAAGAGACGTGGCACGCGGTACTTATCGCTATACAACCGAGTATCAAGAAAGAGAAGCAAAAAGAAACTCAGACTTTTAGGTTTGGGTTTCTTTTATTTTATAAAGAAATAGGGTGACAGTATGAGTTCTTTTTCATTTAACAACATACGCAAAGATTTTGTTCAAATAGAAAAGGGATGGAAAAGACCAGCGTGGGCACCAGTGAAAAGGAATTTTCTAAGTGTCCCAGGATATACAGGAGCAAGACTATTAAACACCCAAACGGAAATGCGTGTTTTATCTATTCCTGTAGGAATTATAGTTCCTGAGGGTTCAGATTTGGAAACTATGAAAGAAGAAATTGCAGAATGGTTAATCACAGGCCAACCAGCAGAACTTATTTTTGATGTAGAACCAAATAGAACATATTTAGCAGTTGTGGAAGATAGCTTTGATCCAGATGAATTTGTAACACTTGGAATAGGAACAATTAAGTTCATTTGTCCAATGCCATATAAATTAGGACCTACTCGAACAGTAGATTTTCAAACAGGTGCAAGCGGGTTAATAGCAAATATTCAAAACAAAGGTAGTGTAGAATCTAATCCAATTATAGAAGTTGAAGTAACAAAGCCTTCCACATTTCTTGATGTATGGAATGGAACGAATTATTTTCGCATTGGATATCCATTGAAAGCAGACCAGGTTCCAGTTGAAAGGAATCAACGTGTGTTATGGGACGAGATGGGAACAACCATAGGATGGACGGATGTACCTAAAACTGAGGACATGACTGGTGGAGGAAAGTTTAAATCAGATGGATACCGTTTTATGGCCGAGTATCTAGGTGAACCTACAGTAAAAGGATGGCATGGTTGCATAGCCAAAAAGAATATCCCGCAAGGACCATTACAGGATTTTATCATGCAAGCTTATGTACACATTAATAGTTATCATTGGGATCAAATGGGTCGTGTGGAAATCGGTCTTCTTGATGAAAATAGCGATTATGTAGCCCGTATATCAATGAGTGATGTCCAATGGGAGGCAGAGCAAAACAGTGGATTTGCCAGTGTGGGTAACAGTAAGAAACCTGGTGGGCAAGTTTTAATTAATGAACATGGAGATCATCCAGATACTTGGTCTAATTTTAGAGGGCGATTATGGCTCGCCAGGACCGGTAATAGATGGGAAGCATATATTTCTAAGTTTATATTAGGCACTGAAATCGATGATGCTGAAAGGTTCGTTGTTTGGTTTGATGAAAATAACGTGAATATGAATCAAGTCACTCAAGTACAAATCAGCATTTCTCAGTTCTCTAACAACATGTTTTGTTCCCAAATGTCTATTGACGATTTGAAAATTTGGAAGGTTAACATGAATACACAAAATAATCCTCCTTATATCTTTGATGTTGGTGACAAAGTAGTTATTGATACTGAGCGAAGTCTTGTAACGATAAATGGTAAAAGTGCTATTAATCTAAAAGATATATTTAGTGATTATCCTGTTATTCATAAGGGTTCGAATAAACTAGAAATCATGCCTTCAACTGTTGGAACAGCCAAAGTAACATATAGGGAGCGATTTAGATGAGGACACCAAGCGGAATCTTACATGTTGTTGATTTTAAAACGAGTCAAATTGTTTCCAATATACAACCAAAAGATTATTGGGACGATAAACGACATTGGGAAATAAAAAGCAACATTGATACATTAGAGTTTAAAGTATTTGATAATACAGATCACGCAGCGACACTCATGCAGCAAAATCTAGTTTTAAAAGAGGTAAGAGATGGTCGTATTGTTCCGTATGTTATTACTGAAATTGAAAAAAATTCAGATGATAGATCAGTTACTGTTTATGCATCTGGTGAGTGGATTCAACTTACTAAAGCCGGAATTATAGAACCTCAGAAAATAGAGGGATTCACCGTAAACAAGTTTATAGAAATGGCACTTCTAGGTACGAATTGGAATCTTGGAAAAACAGAATACGCTGGCTTCCACACTATGACGATTGATGAATTTATAGACCCACTGAAATTTTTAAAAGACATTGCTTCCTTATTCGATTTAGAAATTCAATATCGTGCGGAAGTTGTAGGGTCTCAAATTGTTGGTCGTTATGTAGATATGGTGAAAAAACGAGGACATGATACAGGTAAAGAAGTAACTCTTGGTAAAGATTTGATGGGTATCAAACGAATTGAGAATTCCCAAAACATCTGTACAGCCCTATTAGGGTTCGTAAAAAAAGAAGGTGGAGACTTTATAACCATCTCGAGTATTAATAATGAGGTTCCTTATCTTGTAGACAATGATGCATTTCAGCGATGGAATGAACGAGGACAACATAAATTCGGATTCTATACACCGGAGACAGAGCAAGATATAACACCACAACGTTTAATGACTCTTATGAAAACAGAGATAAAGAAACGCGTTAATTCATCTGTTTCTTATGAAGTAAATGCACAAAGTGTCGGTCGTGTATTTGGACTAGCTCATGAGCTGATTAATGAAGGGGATATAATCCGAATAAAAGATACAGGATTTACACCGAAACTTTATTTAGAAGCACGGGCAATCGCTGGTGATGAATCATTTACAGACCCTTCACAAGATAAATATGTATTTGGTGATTATCGTGAAATTACTGATCCGAATGAAGAAATGCGGAAATTATACAATAGAGTACTTGCTTCTTTAGGTAATAAAGCCAATAAAGAACTATTAGAACAACTAGAAAAGTTAGCAGAAGAAGCGAAGGGTACAGCCGAACAAGCTCAAAAAGAAAGTAAAGTAGCAAAGGATATAGCAGAAAAGACTAAAGATTATATGGATCAAAACCTTGTAGATATTATAGAGGGAGCTAATCCACCTACTACTGGCCTTAAACCTAATAAAACGTTATGGCGTGATATTAGTAATGGTAAGCCTGGTGTTTTGAAAATATGGACAGGTACAGCGTGGGAACCTGTTGTCCCTGATACAGGACCATTACAGCAAAGTATTAAAGATGTTAAGAAAGATATTGAAACAGCTAAAACGGAGTTAAATCAAAAGGTTCAAGAAGCACAAAATCAAGCGACAGGACAATTCAACGAAGTAAAGGAAAGCTTACAAGGTGTGAGCCGTACGATTTCCAGTATTGAGAACAAACAAGGTGAAATTGATAAAAAAGTAACCCAGGTTGAACAGGATTCTAATGGATTTAAAACTTCTATTGAATCGTTAACTAAGAAAGATACTGAAATCAGTAATAAATTAAATACAGTAGAGCAAACTGTGGAAGGCACAAAAAAGACAATTTCCGATGTGCAGCAAACAACAAATGAGCTTAAGAAAACAACAACTGACATTAAAGAAGAAGCTGGGAAAATCTCAATAAAGTTAGAACAGGTTGAGGCTCGTACTGTAGGAGGTGAAAACTGGCTAATCAATACAGGCCCAAACGAAAGACCTCAAACAATCGGGATGATCGGTGGCGCGTTATTGAATAAAGTTACATCATTTGTTCAGCCTGACGAATACGTGGCGATCGAATGTCAAGATCATACAGACGCCTTTTATCAATTTCATCTAGATAACACTAAGATTGGAGACTTTGAAAAAGGGAAAGATATAACAATATCTTTAGACCTTCAAAATGATGTGCATTTAGATTTTATTTTATTTCAATACATCAACGGATTGTGGAGCGAGTCTGTACAAAAGCCTGTGCCAGCTAAAGACTGGCGTCGGGAGTCATGGACGTTTAAAATCGACGATCGTGCTACTGGTTGGGGATTTAGGATTCGTTTTTCTAGAAATGAAGCATCTAAAGGGAAAAGGTTCCGTTTCAAAAAAGCTAAACTAGAAAAAGGTTCTGTTCCAACAGACTTCAGCAAGTCAACATATGAGATGAAGCAAAGTGTGGATGGTGTTACAACTACTATTACAGCTATCGAGAGCAAGGGCATAGTAGGGACAAATTTAGTTTACAATTCAAACTTTTTACAAAGAGATACAGGACTTCCTTTAGGATGGACTTACACGAATTCCTCTTTAACAAGCTACCAAGAACCTTGGGCAGATGAGTCACGTGCAGGAGTAATTCGAATTAATCGTACTACTTTAGCAGAAACAGACCCTAACAATATTGTAAGTGCTTATTCTTCACAATTCCCTGTTACATTGAATACAGAGTATACATTTAGTGTTTATATGAAAGTTCCAAATATAGCTACTTTAAAAGCAAAACTGGCTTTCATTATGGAGTATTACAATGCTTCTGGTACACGTGTACAATATCAAGATGTAACACTTACAGCAGGGGAAATTGCAGACCTTACAGCAAATAAATGGACTCGTATTGTAAGAACATTAAAGCCAACTACATCAGGCATTGTTAAAGGGGGAATGAGACTAGCATTATTCCATAATGGTGACATTTATTACAGAATGCCACAGGTCGAGTTGGGAGACCGTGTTACAGGGTGGAACTTATCTACAAGTGACTTCTCTACTCAACATGGACTTAATGATCTGACAGTTAAAACTAATACGATTAAGCAAACAGTGGATAGCAATCAACAGACGATTAATTCTTTAAGTCAAACACAAGGGCAACAAGGGGCTATTATTCAGCAAAACACAAGCGATATCACGCAGTTGAATAATCAAATTAAATCTAAAGTTTCTGAGACTCAAATGCAAAATTATGTAGGTGGATTAGGTTCTACTAATATGTTACTTAATACTGCATTTGAAAAGAGAGACATAGATAAGAACTCTGGCACAATTACCAGTCGTACTCCTAGCTTCGATAAGTGGATAGTTCCCGCTGGAGTAACTGTAGATGTTGCGAGACATCATGACGGCTACAACTCTGCAAAGATTGAGAAGACAGGACAAACCAATCCTGTTTATGCGGGAATTAATCAAATAATACCTGTGACGAGCAGGAGTGGTGTCTATGTTTACTCAGCGTGGTTTTATACAGACAATAAATCATTGTTTGAAGGGCAAGGCGGAGTCATAAAAATGCAACTGTGGAATGGTAACACAGCACTAGACTTCGTACAAACAGAGCTTGAGCCACTATTAGTCAATGGCTCTTGGGTATTCGCAAGCGTTAATTTAGGAATGCCAAACAAAGACGTAACTCATATTAGAGCAGAGATATGGGTACGTAAAAATGGTAGAATGTGGGTTTCTCAACCGATGCTACAACAAGGTTCAACTCCTTCTACATTCATGGAAAATCCTAAAGATATAGTAAACTATGATGTTCTAGTTGGTGAGATTGCTAAAAAAGTAGCTACTAGTGATTTCAACAATAAAGTCACTCAAATGGAGACTACAATCAATCAGCAATCCAACCGTATTGACCTAAAAGCAGAGAAAACGGATGTATACACCAAAACAGAAGCTAACGGTCAATTTGGAAGTAAGGCAATGGTGGAAAAGCACGAAAGTTCTATTACATTAATGTCTAATGAAATTAATTCAACAGTCAAAAAAGGCGATATTATTTCATCTATCAATCAAACAGCAGAGAAAATAACAATTAATGCTGCAAAACTGGATATTAATGCAGATACAATGGTCAAATGGTTAACAGCAAAAGGCATTGATACAAATCTTATTCGAATTAATGGTGATAAAATTACCATCGATAAAGACGGTGTAACTGTTAAAATGCTAGACTTCCTATTCCAAGATGAATGGGGAACAAAAACAACTGCGGTATCTAGAAGAAACCTAATAGCAGATCCCGACTTTTCTAGTGTTACAAAGAAAAACATTGGGAATGCAGATTATTATGGATTTGAAGGTGGATATGGTCTTACTTGGAAGTCGTGGGGCAATGTCGTAATAGAAAAGAATACACATATATTCGATTACGAGCAAATGGTGAATGCTGCAAGGGTAGATATGTATAACTATCCAGAAGCAATCGTGAATAATGGGATACATCCTGGAAATGAATACACATTATCTGCTCATTTTAGAGCAGCAATGATAAATGGGGTACGTAAAACAGGGAAGCCACGTTTACAAGTATGCTGCGTTACATTCCGAGACAATGTAAGTTACGATACATGGCATGAACAAAAAATGGATTTCCCTGAACCGTCTACCTATTATGGAGAAATCAGAAGATACTCTTTCACTTTCAAAGTGCCAACAAACTATATTCCGCAACAGCATGCATTAATTATTAAGGTTTGTTCTGGAAATGCTGACATGAGACAAGGGACAGCAGTTTGTGTATCAGGTGTAACGCTATACAGTGGTAAATATGCATCTATGTATAACTGGGATCGTGCGGCAGCAGAAAGGGCCGATGGTCTTCAACCGTTTAATAGAATTGCTATAGGCGGTGTAAATAACAACATAGGTCCATCTGATAACGGGCAGACCTTTGATATAAGTACAGAAAAGGATGTATTCATAAATCAACCTATTCTAACGCAGGGGATAAATTTAGGTCGTAATAGAATGGGCCAAGCTGGATCCGCTCGTTTCTTTGACGGTGGTCAAGGCTATGGGTTTTATTTTATGGGAATGGCAGGACAATGGTACAAGCTACCTAACGTTTAGGAGGAAAATATATGGATGATTACAAAGATTTACAAGGTTATCCCTTACAAGCAGGGCAAGGCGCTCCGTTTGCTGGTAGGTTAGTAGATTCAGAAAGAAATGAAAACGGAGTATTTGTGCGAGTTCCTTTTGATATGCTAAACAACGCCGGTTTATATGGTGCGAATAAAGTAGAGGTGTGGGGAGAAACGGATGGAACGATATATTTCCGTATTGCAACAAGATGCGAAATATGTAAACGTGGCGCGCGATTGTATGCACTGGATATGGGGTTTGCGAAAAAGAATATTTGCCAAGAATGTTATACATCACTTACAGGGAATTATCCATCTCAAGAACCGCCAACACCAACTAATGAAAATAACACACAAACAAAGCAGGAGCAGCAATAGCTGGTCTTTTTTTATTTTGTACAAAATACGGCTTTGAGTAAATTCAATTCATAGATCAAGAGGAGCGATTTAGCTTCTCTTTTTATTTTGAGGAGATGATCAGTGTGAAACGAATAGTAGACCAAGCAATTTATGAAAAGTATGTTAGCCAAGAAAACAAAAACCTAGTCAAAGATTTTCTTATTGAAAAGAAAGCACAAGGAAAAGCGGCAAGCACTTTAAAACAATATGGTTGGGATTTGCGAATTATTTTGTTTCTAATATATCAACACTTCGAAAATAAAAACCTTATTGACCTAACACGTAAAGACATTCGGAATTTATCTATTATTTTTCAAGAGATGGAAATGTCTAATGCTCGTGTAAATGGATTAATGAGTGCGTTAAGATCCGCATTAGAATTTTGTGCGGATGATGACGACTATGATTATGAATTTAATGTAGGTTCAAGGGTACGTGGTTTACCTAAGAATCCAATTCGAGATATCACTTTTATAACTGAGGAGCAGATTAATTGGTTAATCGATGAATTACTTGAGCAAGAAAAATACATGTTAGCAACGTATTTGGCCCTTTCTTATTACAGCGCAGCTAGAAAGAATGAGGTTTACCAGGTTCAAAAAGAAGGATTAACAGAACATTATTATACAAATGTGGTACGAGGGAAACGTGGTAAGAAGTTTAGATTATATTACAATCACCGGGTGCAGAAATGCATCCGTTTATATATAAATCAGCGAGGTAAGGATACTATTCCAGATTTGTTTGTGCGTGTTTATAAGAATGGAGAGAGAAAGAGATTGAACAAGAGTGTATTTAATTATTGGTGTGACATATTTGCTAAGATGCTGAACGAAAAGGAAGGGAAGGGATTTAAAATTAATCCTCACTGTTTCCGCCATAGCAGATTAGATAATTTAAAAGTTCAAGGAGTACCGCTTGAAAAATTAAAATCACTCGCTAATCATTCTGATATTTCCACAACTGAATCTTATTTGAAAGATAGAAGTGAGGAAGATATTGCAGAAATATTTGGAATGGACCCAAGTTATTTTGCAGCTTAAAAAGGAGAGGAAAAGATGGATCGTATTGATGTATTACTGAAAGCATTTATAGCTACATTTGGTGGCTTCTGTGGGTATTTCTTGGGAGGATGGGATGCAACATTGAAAATCTTAGTGACGATGGCGGTTATTGATTATTTAACTGGCATGATTGCAGCAGGATATAACGGAGAATTAAAAAGTAAAGTTGGTTTCAAAGGCATCGCCAAAAAGGTGGTGCTTTTTCTTTTGGTCGGAGCGGCCGCTCAACTAGATTCAGCACTAGGAAGTAATAGCGCAATTCGTGAAGCGACTATTTTCTTCTTCATGGGCAATGAGTTACTTTCACTTTTAGAAAACGCTGGTCGTATGGGAATCCCCTTACCTTCAGCATTAACAAATGCAGTTGAAATTTTGGGTGGAAAACAAAAACAAGAAGAGAAAAAGGGAGATGTTCAATAATGGAAATCAGAAAAAAATTAGTTGACCCAAGTAAATATGGTACAAAGTGTCCGCATACAATGAATCCAGAATTCATTACAGTCCACAATACGTACAACGATGCTACAGCAGAAAATGAAGTATCTTATATGATTCGCAATGATAACCAAGTATCGTTTCATATTGCCGTAGATGACAAAGAAGCTGTACAAGGAATTCCTTTAGAGCGTAACGCTTGGCATTGTGGTGATGGTGGCGGTAACGGAAATCGGAAATCTATTGGAGTTGAAATTTGTTACTCTTTAAGTGGTGGAGATCGATATTATAAAGCTGAAGATAATGCAGCTATCGTTGTAGCTCAATTAATGAAACAGTACAATATTCCAATTAGTAAAGTTCGTACACATCAATCATGGAGTGGAAAGTATTGTCCTCATCGTATGTTAGATGAAGGGCGATGGAATAGCTTCATTGAAAGAGTACAAAATGCATATAACGGTGGAGGTAATAATATGAAATGGACAATGAAATCAGGCGGATTAGGAGTTAATTTAGCTCAAGAAATTATGGATAAACTCGCTGAATTCAAAGTAAAGGGGAACTTAGTTTATGAAGCAGATGGTATTTTCTATCTGCAATGTGAACCTGTTGATGACCGTAATAAATTAGGTGCTATCACATGGTATTTTAGAGATTATAAAGGATGGTATTGCGAAGTTTATCAAGTATAAATTGAATATAATAAAAGAATAGTTTGATAGGAAAAATAGGAGCCGTCCTGTTTGAAGTGCACCCCAATTGTTAGACACGAAAGAAAATTGGAGGTGTACTTTTTTATGGTTAAATTTTCACCAGAAGAAAAGAAGCGTCCGATAAACGAACGCCCCAAACACAAGGAAGGTAAAATCATTCCTCTTCGTATATTCTATTATAACCTTAAAACCCAATACATATTAATATAAGGTACACAATAGCAAAGGTAAACCATACTGTGTAAAAGCTATGAAGCCTATGTATATGTGAAGTAAAAGTATATTGTCTTGTATTTGTATTAAAATTACTTAGTATTAGGAAGCATCCTTCTTCAGTATCTTCCTGGATAACAACATTTTGTGGTTGCTGATTTTATGAGACAAAATATTTTATAGTATAGGGATTTTATTTTTTTGCTAATTTATTTAAGGTGTTTAAATCTTCTGCTAAGCGTTCTTGAGCTCTTTGGATTTCTTCAGATGTAAGATCACCATTTTTCATTTTATATTCAAGCCATTCAATATAGCCATTTCCTTCAGTTGGGGTAGGGCAAATATTATCAGTGGTTTTACCTATGGACATAATCGTATTATACGATTTACTATTATTATCTTCTAGCTCTTGAGCGAACAAATAAAGATTTCCTAATTTATCCATAGACAAAGAATTATTATTAGAAAATACAGCTTGTGAAGAAGAAAGGTCAACTTTCCATTTTAGCGAACCATCAGGATTTAATACGTGTATCCCATCGTTTCTCACTCCAGTATAGATTATCCCATTATTATCTAGAAGTGGAGAAAGAGTAACCAAATTATTAGTCGGGTATTTCCATTTGATAGATCCGTCTTTGTTTAATGCAAATAAATTTTTAGTACCACCAACATATATTACTTCATCTTTTTGGGATATGATAGGAGTTCCATATAAATTTTCATTTAAGTCCCATTCAGCTTGTATCGTCCCAGATGGGGAGACAACAAGTATTTTTTTAGAAAGGGTAATATAAATTTCTCCGCTTAAACCTATAGAATAGTTACCTTTTATCTCTTCAGGTAGTTTAAGCTTCCATTTTTCTTCACCGTTATTTTTATGTGCATATAAATAACCTCCAGTTACGGTATAGATTGTTCCGTCAGCAGCAATTAAATTTCCTGTAGAATATAAAGTGCTCCTCCCTAACATACTATTAGATTTCCATTTAAGTGAACCATCAGGATTATATGCTTCTAAACTAGAACCATTAGTACTATAAACATAAATAGTCCCATCTTTTCCTATAGCAGGAGTTTGATAAAACCCTTTATTTTGAGACTTCCATTTAAGTGAACCGTCAGAATTTAACGCATACAAGGGGCCAGCAGAGAAATAGATAGTATTATTTGCCCCAATAGATGCTGGGGATTTTATATTAGATTCTTGAGATGTATATTCCCATTTAAGTGAACCATCAGAGTTTAACGCATATAATTTGTGATTCATATTCCCAGCATAAATAGTTCCGTCATTTCCTATTACAGGTTGTCCTAGAAATGAATTCATACCAGTTATTCTATATTTCCATCTTATGTTATTTACATCTGTACCGTTATATGGTGAGTTGTTGGACCAATTATAAGCTAAAGGTTGATGTGCTCTAGAATCATATTCTCCTTGTTCATATTGAGAACCTTGTGGGAAAGAATTCTCGTATTTTTCTTTTTCGGCACTAATATTAGAAGAATGCGTAAAAGAAGTAATTAGTATCATTACTAAGCTTAGTAATATAAATTTTATTTTTTTCAT